GTTTCAAATTTTCCTGTATCATAACGAGAAGCTGTGACACCATATTCGTTTTGGGAATTTTCGCGAATGGAAATGATTTTGTATATTTGATCAGACGCTAATGTTCGCTCAATTCTATAAACACTACCAGGCTTCACGGCTGCCAAGAAGTTGACATTAGGATCGTTTTGGTTTAAATAAACAATACTTCCATAATCTACTGTGTTATCGTAGCCAGTTAATGATATTTTTGTGATTTGCGATATGTTGTACGCATTGATTTCTTGATCAAGAATTCCTTGTGTAACTGGATATAAATCACTATCCCAGTTGATAGCTCCAGATATTGCGCCAGATGGTGTGCCACGTTTATTTGTGGCAGCTGAATTATAAGTAAATCCAGTATAATTACCGCTATCTCCGACAGCTAATGGAGAAATATCAGCGCCATAGAATACGCCCGTGTTGGTTATAATTTTATCGTATGTATTATTGTTTTGGAATGCCAATCCAGTTGCAAAAACAAAGCCCGTAGCTCCAGTATTATAGTAGCAAAATAATTTTTGACCTGCTGCGCCAGTTCCCGTATAAGCTGGAAATTGTGATGGATAAGTCTCAGAATTAACAAATCCATTTGTATAGCCAGAAAACTTATATACACCGCTCAAATTGTTATTACTTAACAAGGCTCCAGTAATAGTAAACTGTTCGACTCTTTGTCTTCCCGTGATGGCTAACTGCTCTAATTCAGATGATGTAGAATATCCAGTTGGAGTATAAAGAGTAATGAATCCTGTATATTGACCACTAAGAAATTGATTATCAATTCGCAGTTTTTTATTTGGTAGATCGACATCTAAAACCCTTCCATAGTTAGAAGCACGGGTTTTCATTTCATCTTCAATCACAATCAAATCTCCAGGTCTACACAATAAAGCTTCTAATCCTGCGGCAAAATCAACACTTTGATTTTCTTTTGTTGTTTGATAAATAATGTGTTGACCAATGCGTCGAGCCATTGCTCTCGATGTAACGCCAGATGTGTTGATTGTCGTTTTGAAAACGCCTCTTTTTCGAATATCTTGTTCGTCTTGAATATATTCGACTTTTGTTTTATAGTTGTCAAAACGGTCCAAGTATACAACTTCAACAGTATTAAATTGCAAATCTCTACGAACATTGCTATAGTTAAAGATTCCTTCTTTGACATTAGCATTATTAAACAAAGCTATAGGTGTTCTTGGTCTATCATCAAGAAAGTGGATTTCAGAACCACCGAAGAATACTATACCACGAAATAAGTTCGCGATGATGTTAATTGCGTCATAAACTTTTGTTTGCTCTTTGAACAAAATATTGCAAGAGAATCGCGGCTCTAATCCGCCCACTCCATCACTAACACCAATAAAATAACCTTCGTCATTTACCGCATCGCAGAATCTAGCGATCTTATAAAGCTCCCATTTATTGACTTGTGATTCGTCAATATACGCCCCTAATCCATAGCGCTTGCTTGTCAATAGATCATACAATATCCACGCTGGATTATCCGTCCAACCAAGAGTAAATGAACCGTCCCAATCTCCATCATAAATTTGCTTTATGGTAGAATAGTCTTTGGCATTTTTGACATATCGAATATCCAATCTAGTTGCGGTGTCAATTACTTTATAGTTCGATGGTATTTTTACTTTCTTTAACTTACAATCATAACTGCGTTCTGGAATAGAACCAAAGGAACGTGCATCTAATTTGATTCCAGCAATTGCTGAAAATGGATAAGAAAGTCGTTGATCAATGATTTCTGTAACTTTTGCCAGAGCAATATCTTTATTTATTAGAGTCGAATTGGTTTCACATGACAACTTGACAACTTTGATATATCGTTTTGTTGTCGATGGATCTTCACCATTAACCAAGGCTGGAAGATCAAATGGTCGTGTTAAATTTGCATCATTCAAATTTTCTCCATCAATCAGTTTTACTGAATCTTTTAACAAATTTTCCGCTGCGCTGTAATCTGCACCAAAATCAATTATACACGATCCCTCAATCAAACCAACAATTGAATAGGAGTAAGATTTATCATCTTTCTTTTGTCCATTAGAGATTTTGCCAGTTTCAATTTTTATTGCCACAATAGATGGAATTTTTGAACCAGCTTCTAATTTTCCGACATCTCTAACTTTATCAGTCGTAATGTGGATAGTATCTGACAGAGAGTTGACAATAATTGAAAGAGAAACTTTATCAACAAAGGGATTTTCAATAGTATGGGTTACAGCTAATGCATCGTAATCTTTTTTCTCGTTTTCATTATTCCAATCAGAATAATTATTAGGCGCTGTTCCATAAGGTCTTTGATCTGTCGAACCTTCTTGCCCAGCAATCAAAGCAGTTTGAGATATGCTCAAATTATCAGCAGTTAAACCAGCAGCGCCCAATCTAAACCGAGAGTCTGAATTATTAATGACAATTCTTTGTATCGCTTGTGATTTGACAAATGGTCCCAATAACTTAGCCTCATAAGCGTAGTCGTTCACTACTTTGTCAAAGCCCCTCAAACTTTCTTGAAACTCTTCTCCGTTTTTAAACTGGCATGATACATTAGAAAAATTAAATAATTCATTCGTCCGTGTGGATATTTGTGATACTTTTTCAGTCGCCTCGAATCTAACATTCTGTTGATTCAGTGCGATCAATAAACTTTTGGAAAAATAATACCAATTGCTTTTTTTTTGCTTTGGATTGCGCAATTCAATCAGTGGAGCAGCTATTACAACAATGCTTCTAACCGCTCCTGTATATTTATTATTTGTAATAACTGGTTGAGTCAACGTATATACATAATCGAATTTATTAGATAAACCATTAATCGAGAAATCAATTTGCTGCTCGCTTGATATTGGTGGTGAAAAATTTAATTGCAAATTGCTCAAATCAATAATAATAAAAGAAGTGTTAACTAATCCAGAAACGCGAGTTTCAGATACATAATTCGATTGATTCATTAGATTTGTTATTTTATCTAATGTTTTAATATTTTCTTGAGCGATTAATCGAGCCGTTGAATCTCCATTGAATTTAGATTCATTCACAACATGGCTTTGAAAAGAGTTTAAAATGGCCGATTTCTTAGCAATAGGAGAACCATGGTGAATTTCAATTTTATTACTCTCCAATGTCCAGTATGGCGGCAAAGGATTAAATGCTGAAATATTAAACAAGTCATTCCAGCTAGCTTCATACAATGGAATTGTTGTTTGGCGTACGCTTTCTTTATATTTTGAAACAAAAACACCTTCAGTCGGCAATTGTTGTTTTGTGATAGTTTTAAACTTACCATTTTTCATCCAAATACTACTGATAGCATTGGTTAAATTAGCAATCGACACGCTTGCGTAACTTTTTGCTAGATTCAGGCTTTCGGTATTTTGAATTGGAGTGTTATCTAAATAAATACCTTTAAAAATACTATCATCAAGCGGCTGGCCATTTTGATCGACCAATCCTTCAATTGGACCGTCAGAAATCAAATCAATAATCTCTGCAACGCTATACGAAGAAACAGATTTGAATCCACCCAGTTTTGGCGGATTTAAGATGGCTGGTTTTGGTTTCGGCGCTCCACCACCAGCTCCTCTAATTAAAAGTTTTTTATTAATATGTTTCATTACGAATTTCTATCATTATTACGAGATTGTCCATCCACAAATAAAGAATTTTCTTTTTCAAATGCTTGGGGATAAGACTTAATTGTTGACTGTATCACAGCAGAACCAACTCGTAAACGTCCATAACCTACAGGAACTGGAATGCCCTGTTCCGCAGTATTCGCTTTGGAAGAAAACAAGAAAGACTGTTTTGCTGAATTAACATCCGCAGATGGTCTATCCATTTTTGGTTTTGGAGCAAGTGCCATTTGAATACCCATCATAGCGATGCCAACACCAATACTGACTAAACTCTGACCAACCAATCCAGCTGAACTTCCCAAAAAAGCTGCGCCCATACCAGCGCCAATTGCAAATCCAGCTCCCGCAGTCAACACGCCCAAAGCTATCACTGCAATAGCCATTCCCGCTCTACCCGCTCCACATACTAATGGAACAATATCAATCTGTTGATTATCTGATGCAATAGAAAGCTCTTCCATTGTTGTGATTTTTTTCCCATCTACAAGTAAAACGAAATGAATTCCTTGATGAGCTAATTCGACAATTCTATTGCGAAAATTACCATAAGAGCATGAAATAGCATCAAACACTTCTTTGGGGCGTTTGATTTCCAAGCAAAAAGCTTTTTTAAACTCTTTAGCTAATATTCCATGTAGTGTTACGTTCATCATTTCAGAGCCTCCTTTAACCTTGCAAATGCTTTTACATCTAATTCGCATTCACTAGGTTCATAAATATGGAATTTTTTGGTATTGAGGGAATAAATCACAAAAGGAACACAACACGCCTCTGCCATTTTAATATCAAACTCAGAGGGCATTTCATCTCCTGCAATATGACTATGAAAAATAGCCAACATATCGTTGTCTCCAGCGAACATTAAATATGATGCAGGATTAATAGCAAAAAAGTTTTTTGGATCTATGGCATCATTCTTTTCTATAGTTGCGATATATTGCGCATGATCCCAACCAATGAATCCACAAACTTCTTGAGCTACTTGTTCATTGCAAGCATTAACTATAAAATCGCGTATTTTGGCGATTGATTTATTTCTGATCTCTTTAACCATATTTTTCAGTTCCAGGAAATCCACCAAATGGTAGATCTATATTTTGTTTTGGAGAGTTAATTATCTGAGTAAAAGATACCGATGCAGTGTCATAGGTATTCAATGTTGATGGATTATCTCCAGATACTATTAGTTTTTTACTAGCGTTGTTTCTGCCGCTAATACCAGTGGTCGAATCATTAATTTCCATTTCCCACCAGCCTATCAAGTCTTCTGTATTGGTTTGTTTTCCTGTAAAATCGCTGTAGTCTCTATACATAGATTGATTGTGGTCATCAATTCTTACATTAATTCCACTTGAACCAGTCCAAAATGCCGTAGGACCAAATTTAATTGGGCTTATAAGCTCCATATTACTCACAATTTGATTAGAAGCGCCCACAGGATTCGGAACAAATTCACCGCCTGTTGGAAATTGCCAATCATTTAATCCAAATTTGAGACGATACTGATTGCCGACAATACCACTTTGATAGTTAGGGTTTTTAAATCTAAAATATTCACCCGTCGATCCAGATAAAGTAAAACGACCTGTTTCTGATACACCATCAGTCAATTCAATATAGCCAGAAGTAACGCCTGTTGGAGTTAAACCAGTCGCATTTCCACCATAGCAAATCAGATGCAATGGTCTCAATTCATCATTCTTCCATGGAATACTTAAAGTTCTATTGATTTGCTGCGGTGTAGCGCCTGTAGTGCGAGTCGCAAAGTCTAGCAGAAGATTTTGTCCAGAAAGATACAAATTCAAACCGCTATAACGGCATCCGCCGCTCACATTGTGAAAGACTGAATATAGTTCATTGGGGTATAAATCTCGCCCAGTTAAACCCACCCATGTTGAAATTTGAAAAAAATCATTTCTGTGTAGTGGGATAGATTCTTGATCATTGTAAATCAAGTTGGGCGGATTAGCCTCAAAAACAGCCACTTCACTCAATGATGGCACAGTAGTAACACCACTGCCCGAAATAATGATTTTTTTGACTGAAGTATTGGCAAAGCCAGTAGTCGCTCGCGTTCCATTAGTTGGAATGCTCAATACGCCACTACGGACAACAGTATTAGAGCTATCAAATAAACGAATATATGCGTTGTTAAAGTGAAGCTGTGTTGATGGATTATCATACAAATCAATACGATTGATATTTTTTGCACTCGACCACTCTAATCCAATCATGCCGCCTGTTTTTGCACTACCAGATGCAGTCCATGAGCTATCAGTTCCTGTAGTTAAATTTACTAAATTAGTTGGTGGCGATCCAGATATAAAAGATGATCCAGATATTGTGGCATTAGGCGCAATATTATTATAACGTAAAGTTCCTGTGCGCTGCGTAAAATCAACGAAATAAGCTGTTCTTTGCTCAGTCGCAGCGTTGAACTCAATAGCTCCTTTGCCGAAGCGTAATTTGCAGCCGTCTAGTTTTTTATTGCAGCCATCTCGTTTCCAAAGAGATGGATTTTTATCTGGTATCGTGGAGGGAGAGCTGGCATGACCTGATTGGCAAACATACCAAATTTTGGCAAACTCTATTTCCAGAGGATCTTTTGGATTGACAATTGTAATTTTTTGATTTTCAATATACGCCGCTTCGCCAGATGTATACGATCCCTGTTCTGACCATTTTTTTTGCGCTTGATTAGCAAACCAATCAATAGGGTTGCCCACAATTAAGCTTTCGCCTTCTTCGGTGGCAATTGGTATTCCGTTATAATTACAACCATTACCGCGATAATGCCACGAACAATATCGAGACATAATCAAACGATTATTCACTTCAAAGTTTTCTAAATCCAACGGCGAAGTCAATTCCAGCTCAATAAAAACTTTATTTTCTGCGGTCTTTTGACCTATAACGAAAGCATCATTAGAAAGCTCTGCTGATGCATCTGCCTGTCCCCATGGATTTCCTCCATCGAAATTAACATCGTCTAAGTGTTTTACAAAAGTTCTTTTACGAACAACTTTCGCAAATTGCAAGTCATCGTTATTAATCAATAGATCAGTGGCGAAATAATCTTTATTAGAGATGCGCATTTTTGGTCGCGCCAATTGACCATTTGCATTGACTTCGAATCCATCTGTTTCTACTGGAATTGGCAAGTATTCAATACCTTGCCATACAACACCTTTATTATAAACAGAACCTCCATGAAAAGCAATAAATGCGCTTGGATTGTCAACAGTATTGAAATAGAGTAAAAAAAGCTCTATAATAGCTGTGGGTTGCAGTTCCAATAAACTGCTTGCTATCCGATCTTGTCCTTGCGCCATACTCTAATTTACACTATTATAAATCAAAAAAATGAACTTTCAGCAGTTAAAGAATGATAATGAAATGATTGCATCGGCTGTGATGGATTATTGTGTCCGCTCAAAACCCTACGACTTCTGTTCTATCAAAAGCCAATCACTGAAGATTATTCAAATTAAGAAATATTACGAATTTCTATTAAACGAATGCGACATCTACTATTGCAGCGAAAATAAGAAAGTCACATTTTTTATCGCCATATCCAACTACGATACACATATCGAAATACAATTTATTTTCAGCAGCCCATTTGATATAGAAAAAAACTTTAGAGTATTTAGAGAGTTCCACTGGAATAAATTCAATCACAATAAACCATTCGTTGGAGAAGTGCGGCGGCACTACAAATTAAAAACCTATTTAAATTACATAAAAAAAAGAGACAAAAATGCAAAATTTTCCCTTGACAACGGCAAGATTTTAGTATCATATAGCAGAGATGGCTTATAAAAACAGATACGACAAGACAGGCGAAGCATTCGAAAGCGGCGACAAAGCTGAGTCTTCATTTGAATCCGCAATCACGAAAGCTGGTTTGTCTTGCGAGAAATCCTCTTTTCAAGAAGAGATTCGCCACATTGATTATTGGATTGAAGGGTTAAAGCTTCCCAGAACGCCAGTCGATGTGAAAGCTCGAAAGAAAGTTAAACGCGCCGACGACAAATATAATGACGATGTAGTTTGGATTGAGTTCGCCAATGTTCAAGGCAAGAGAGGATGGCTTTACGGCGCTTCTACCATCATCGCATTTGAGCGTGAACACGACTTCCTGCTCGTCGATAGAAAGCTTTTGGCGCGGCTATGCGAAAAGCTCTGCGACCTTTCTCAGCTCAACGTCGATGTTCGCATACCACTCTATACTGGCTACCAAAGAAAAGGACGAAAAGATCTTCTTTCTTTGATTAAAATGACGGACATTGTCAACGGAATCAAACACACAATACTTAAAAAACAATGAAAATGCCTACAGTTACAGTAATCGGTGAAAATAAACTGTTCCCATGGAAATTGGGTGATCAACCTGTCTGCGAAGCGTTCGAGCCGCTGCCCGAAAATTTGCACAAAATAGTTCTTGACAAAGTCAAATACATAGCGCAAATTAACTCCGCCAAGATTCACGGAAATGAAATATTCATCGAATGCTACATGACCAACAATTTTGACACGGGACGGATTGCGTTTAAATTGACTTATGAATAACTTTCAAACAATCACAGCAATTATTCTTCTGATTATACTAGAAACAATAAAATAACAATATGGCACATAACAAATACAGAGTATTCGACAAAAAAAATAACTTCCATCAATCGTATGATGGAGCATTAAAAGGTGCAGAACAGTGGGCGCGAGATTGCGCCAAGAAAATCGGCGGCTATGTTTTTCAATATAGCGAGTTCGATTTTGCCAATGGCACGAATCCATTTAAACTCTACGATTTCGTAGATCAAGGTAAATCAAAATGAGTGTTTATTTCGTAGGCGATCCACACTTGGGTCACAAAAATATTGCAAAATTTCGTCCGTGGGTCAAATCTATGGAAGATAATACGACAATCTTTTGTCATTTTTGGCAGCACACTATCCGCAAAAACGATATTGTATATGTCATGGGCGATGCAGCGTTCTCTGATGAAACTTTGGCAGTATTCAAAAATCTTCGTGGTCGCAAAATTCTAATCAAAGGTAATCACGATGATTATGTTTCGACAAAACTTCAAGCAGAAGTGTTTGATGAGATTCACGGCATGATTTCATACAAGCGACTGTGGCTAACGCATTGCCCAATTCACCCGCACGAAATGCGCGGTCGAGTTGCAAATGTTCACGGTCACGTTCACTCCAAAAGCATCAAAAAGAAAACATGGTATGGCGCTTGGAAAGATGATCCTCAATACATCAATACGTGCGTTGATCATGTGTATGAAAAGACTGGTGGATATACGATCTTTACCTCTCTCGAAGAAATTAAAGCAAAACTAAACATCAAGTGAAAAATATAATAGCTGGGAGTCGAGACAAAGTTTCCTATCAAGATGTAGTAAATGCTATTGAAAGCTGTCCATGGACAATTACAGAAGTTGTTTGCGGCAAAGCAAGAGGAGCAGATACTTTTGGCGAGATGTGGGCAAAGAAGATGGGTGTCCCTGTCAAAGAATTTCCTGCTGATTGGAAAAATCTTGGCAAGGCTGCTGGACCTATTCGCAACGCTCAAATGGGAGACTATGCAGACGCATTGATCGCTGTTTGGGATGGAGAAAGTCGTGGCACTAAAAATATGATTGACTATGCCACAAAAAAAGGATTAAAAATACATATTCACATTATTAAAGATGACAAATAAATACTTTTGAAAAAGTTCTTGTTCATTTTTGAGTGTAAAGGTATACATGATTCATTTTGATCGAGAACAATTTAAAATTGATGCGACTTCTGCCAATTTTACTGCTGAACAATTAAGACTTAAATATGGTTTCAAAACTAAAAATAAAATTTACTACCATGCACAAAAACTAGGAATAAAAGTAAATATTAAAAAAGATATTAGCGCTTATCAAACAGAAGAATTTCGTAAAAAAATATCAGAAGCCCTTACGGGAATCAAAAGATCTCCCGAACAAATAGAAAAATACAAAACTGCTGCAAAAAAAAGAGGAAACAATAGACCAAAGGGAACATACCAACATTCAGAAGATGTAAAACAAAAAATTAAAGAAACTAATAAAAAAACTTGGAACAGCTTGCCCGAAAAATGGGTTCAGGCATGTTCAAATAACGAAAACTGGTTTAAAAAACTTAGAAAAATAGATATTGAAAAACTTAACGAATGGGAAAGGTATCTTTATCAAGTAAGAAGTTTGTCTTATAGAAATGCTAAAAAATTCTCTCATTTAATTAGTGGGGAAAAACAAGATGGCTATCATTTAGATCATATTGTATCAATTAGCGATGCTTTTAATAATAAACTTGATATTGAAATCGCCTCGCATTACGTTAATTTAAGATATATTCCAGCTAGAGAAAATTTAATCAAAAACTTTCGTAGCGATATGTCTATAGACGATTTAAAACAAAAATATTATGGCACAAAAAAATAACAAAGTTGAATTAATTGGATATTATGGAAGTGATGAAATCATTGCTTGTTCTGCTTGGACTTCTACCTCAAGAAACCTAACTGATGACAAGCGTGGCAGAATTGATAAAATGATCAATATGCTTTGGTCAGAAGGGCATCATACGCCTTGGGAAAAGGGAGTGGTTCACTTCCTAGTTGATACGGAAATCGCTAGTCACATTCATTTGCTTAAACATCGTATTGCGTCTATTAATGCTGAGTCTGCTCGATATAAAGAACTGAAGGAAGATAAGTTTTACATTCCAGAAGATTGGAAAGGTGTCACTAATTCTTCTTATCTTGCAGTATTTGATGATGATAAAGGATTGTATAAGCCAAATGAAATAGATTGGGGCAGTGTATTAGAATCATATACTGAATTAGGCAATGATCTTTACCACTCTTGTCTAAAAGACCTTGAACCTGTTCTTGGACGTAAACGCGCAAAAGAAAGCGCTCGTTTCTTCAAGACTTACAATAGTCAAATTGAAGCAGATGTTATGTTCAACATGCGATCTTTCGCCAACTTCCTCAAGCTTCGCCGCAGCGAACACGCACAAAAAGAAATTCGCGAAATCGCTGATGAAATGCTACAGCTTGTTAAACAAATAGATGGAAATCCTTTCGAACATACACTAAAAGCCTGGGGCTACTAATATGAAAATCAACATCAAATACCACGACATTGTCAACTATGTTCTTGGAACATGCAGCTACCATCCTATGGAGTTGGTTATTGACCCAATCAGATACATGATTGATGACGATCTCATTTATGATAGGAAAATGCAAAAATGTTTTCCCCAAAATAAAGACTATCGAAAATTTATGGACAAGATCTTGATCTTGAAAGAATCGGCAAAAGACTTCGATACCCTGCAAGTCCAAGGATTCTGCCGTGAAATTGAACAGTTTGCGCCATTGGAGGTTAATTTGCAATGATTTCTGCCAAAGTATCACAAACAATCAATGTCGATCTATCTCCAGCAGATGCAAAAGAGGTAGCGATCAAATATATTTGTGCTGTTTTTGATTGGAAAACGTCCTATTCGATACGTCCCGACGAAAAAACTGGCGAAGATTGGGTCTTTCACAAGACAACTGTATATTCTTCCCATTCTTTTGATACAGAGTTCAGATTACGGATGGCAACCGACAGAGACAAAATTGTCTATCAATTTCTTCAAGAAATGCAGAAAACTTAAAAAAACAGGGTGTAAATATAGGAAAGTGAAAAACCTTTTCTCAAAACTTGCAAGTTTTCTTGGGGCGAAATCTTCGACCCCAAGTTTGCCGCTTTCTAGCCCTAACGCACCCAAAAAAATGCCAAATAAATACTCCGAAACAGTCGCACTGTCAGCTCAGACCAATGGACCATACGCTCGTAAAATCGCTCCTAAAGCTATTGTTATGCATGATACCGAGGGCAACTATAATGGTTCTATTGATTGGACTAGCAGAATCAATAATCCATCGACAGGTGAAAGACTCTATGCTAGCTATCACTGCATCATTGCGCGTGACGGCAGACGAACAATCACCAACCGTGATGACAATAGAGCGTATCATGCTGGTGCTAGCTCCTTCAAGGGCATGACAAGCCTCAACAACTGGGCTATCGGTGTGGCATTTGAGCGCAGTTCCTACACAGAGCCTCTACAACCTGCTGCAATCGAGTCTGCAATCGAATACATTCTTCCCTTGATGAAGAAATGGAACATTACTCCTGACATGGTTACTGACCATAGAACGATTGCTCCGAACCGCAAAAAAGATCTCAATCCAAAAGAATTTGCTAAATTTCACGAAGCACTAAAAAAGCATTTTAAATAATACAATCTAGTGTAAATATCTGCAAATGGAGCCAGAGAAATCAATGATCAAGGAGTTTTTGGGGGGAGGATGGGTCATTCCTCTGATCGGTGCGGCAGCGATGCTTGCTCGCTTATTGTCGGCTCAAAAAAAGATAGGTATTATTGAATATGCAAAAAAGATCACCGCAGCGGCTATCTCTTCTTCGATTGCATGGTTTATTTTAGAGCAGACTGATATTTCTTCGCTCTATAAAGCTATTTGTTATGGCATTATCGGCGTAATCAGTCCAGAAATAATCAATGGAATCATTAAACTTGGTAAAAAATTCCAAGAAGACCCCGAAAAATACATCAAAAAATAATTATTTTTTGTAGTAATCAAAAAAACAGGTCATTACCTCCATATTGATATTGCTAAAATGATCGGCAGGAAGCAGCCGCTTTGGAACAAGCTCGCGCAACTTTGCGCATTCATACAGACTTTTTCTACGAGACCAAAGATTCGTAAGAAATACGTATTGGTAGTAGTATAAATAAATGTTGGCATTTTGTGCATAGATTTCAGGGTCGGTGATATTGAATTTCTTGATTAATTTTAAAGCCCTGCTCTCACAATCTCTTTCAACTGCAATCACTTTAACAAAATCCTCCCACTGTCTTAGAGACACTTTCCCTTTTTGTAAGGCGCTCCAAATATCTCCCGACTCATACCACATTGGAATGCGCTCCACAGCTTGCGTAAGATGTGCAAACTCATGTACAAAGATAGTATAAAAATTGGGGTTTTTAGTAGCAAGAACCATCTCATCACCATCACAAAAACCAGAGCATTTAAAATCTTTAAATTCTTCCTGCGAAACTGTTTTTCTAGGAACTAGCGTAATCGTTTTGCCGTGTTTTTGGCAATAGTCTCGCGCATATTCTTCGAATTTGTGAAAGTTTTTGAGATTGATTTTACCCTTCATAAGCTATCATAAAAGTCTTCTAATTTTTCCTTTTCTTCTTTTGTCATAATAGTCACGAAGCATGGCGTAGAATCGCCAACATAAGCACCAATTTGATTATATTCGAAAAACTCTTCAGCTTCATCGTATGAAATTACGTCATCAATTAGTTTTGAAATAATTTTTCTTTTATCGTAGCAAAGAATAGGAGGTCTGCCGAATTGCTCGACAACCCCAACAATGCAATCATCATATCCGTCCATTTTCATAAATGGCTCTTTGTTTTCTGGTTCAGGAATCATAAATTACTTCGTCTTCGTCGTTAGAAACAATGAGAGTCGCTTTGCTTTTCTTGTCTCCCCATTGGCTGTAGCAGATTGCTGCTCGCTGTTTACTATCGGGATATTCGCTATTCATAGTGCTATCGCTCATACAAGATGCGATAAACTCTTTTCTTGATTGTTTTTTGGATTTGGGAGTTGGAATAGGCATATTGTTTTTATTGAAAATTGGTCGCGGGAGTGGAATTTGAATCCACGACCTCTACGTTATGAGCGTAGCGAGCTACCAACTGCTCCATCCCGCAATTTATTATAAGTTTTTTTTAGTTATTCTCCACCGCAATATAAATCTCGCAGCATCATTAGATCAATTCTGTCTTCCAGCAAAGCATTGATTTTGTGCATCCACTTTGCTTTTTTTTCCACAGGAGCATCAATCCACCCCTCTCTCGCTATAGAGAGTTGATTATCAATAGCTTGTATGGCTTCATTGACGTTTTCGGTGGTGATATTGTAGTCTTCGTTAGTGTTCATTATTTTGTGGCAGAGAGTTATAGAAATGTTCTGTTGCGGATTTTAACTGGGGGTTGTCTTCAATTGGCTTGTTGTATTTTTGTAAATGAAGTTCAAGCAAATAAGTGAATCCAATACTCTTTTTTGACATTCGACGCAGAGTAGACAAAGCTCTGAAGTAAATCCACCAGTCCCATTTATTGATTATCCAATTCTTCATGGCCCAAAAATAAATACCACAGCAATAGTCCCAAACATCATACACGCAATAAGCGCGTCCCATCCATTAGTAGCTGAAAGTAGTATGTCCATAATAGTCACTATATTCCTTTTCAATTATTCTTAATTTTCTTATACTGTGTTTTATGTTGATGATTTTACTTTTTGAATTTGACAATCTTGAAAAAGGCGACAATAGCAATAGCTACGCTGCATGGAATGTTTACCCACAAAGGAGCAATCATGCCAATTAGCCAGAATGAAATTACAAATGGCGCGATAGCTGTTAATGCTAGCATTGCTAAAAAAATACATACTCCGAATACGTTGTTTGGCAGTGTTACTGTGGTTTGTTGTTTGTTAGTTGTCATAATATTGTGCGGGGCTATTTAAACAGATAAATTAACACTTGTCAAGTTATTTTTTTACTCTTTCCAGCCTTACTTTCGTAACACCTTTTTCGACAAAACCCAATGACTTGGCGGCGGCAACTGATACGTCAATTACTCGCCCCGAAATAAAGGGTCCCCTATCGGTAATCTTGACAACAGCAGATCGACCATTGGACAGGTTGGTTACTTTTACCATTGTGCCGAAAGGAAGGGTTCTGTGGGCAGCAGTTAGCTTTGTATCATTGAGTCGTTCTCCACTGGCAGTTACTGTTCCTTTATTTGATTTCACAGAATAAAAAGAAGCTTTTCCATACTCCAAAGCATTCGCTAACATCGTTGTGGCTAATAGTGCCATTAGTATTTTTTTCATTGTTTTAAATTGTTATAAATATCTTCTACGCCTGTAATTCGCTCGATCTCATTTCCTTGATCGTCTTCGATGATAAGCATAGGAACATTTCTAATGCCTTTTGCGCGAAACCAAGGAATGTTTTCGGGTTCATTCATGCTTTTTATATTCACGGATATTTCGGATTTTTCCAGTCTTGCTTTCAGCATGTGACATGGACCGCAAGTTGCACTCGTAGCCAGTAATTTGTTCATAAAAATTTTGTTATCTGTTCCCATTCACAGCAAGGTAAATGTTTTCCTTTTTCATCTTTTATATAGTCCCAATTGCTTTCATTTTCGTTTTCCCAATTGCCATCTATCGGCTCCATATTACAGGAACACTTTCGCGGCACACAGTCATCACAGGCGTATTTACCACTAGGCATATAAACCCATGTAGGCTCTGCTTTTTGACAGAACGAGCATTGAAATTCATAATTCATTATTTTTTATTTTTTAATTGTTTTTTCAATTGTTTGTTTTCTTCTCTCAACTTGACAATCTCATCTTCCGCTCTGGTAATGATTTGCCAAATTGCGCCGATTCCCTCATCCATATTGCGAAGTATAGCTGGAAGTTTGTCGTGGTGACGCAAAACGTCAAGAATATCAGGATCTTTTTCCATACGCTTAATATACGTTAGTGTTTGAATTTGTCAAGCTCTTTCTTCACTGCCGTGATAATCCTCTCCAGATCACAGCTATACCATCCGCTTGTGAAGATGTTGTTGATTTCAATAATCTTCTGGTCATCGGTAATATCAACAACCACATGCTTTGGCAAAAGACATTGACTATCAAACCATTTTTGCGCGAATTTGGTAAGATCATCAGATGCATGTTCCCCTTGCTTGGGATTACCATTCTCCATATAAAGGCTGCTGCTGATTACTTTGCCGCCAACAAACACAAAGCGATACTCGCGATAGATTGTTTTCGGGTAAGCAACAACAAACACAATATCGTCGCTATTTATTTGTTTTAAATATTCGACTTCGTTCATGAATTCACCGCGAGTAAAAACGCCACCAGTAAAGTTTTTATTACCACTGGCACTGCGAATCCATAGCTTTTCATGATGTTGGAAACTATCTAAAACGTCTTCCCATTCATAGCCGTCGAAATAATCTTCATTCAATAAATCAGGCAAAGAACGCCAATAACTATAATTATAATACTTCGGGTCATTGTTAAATGGAAAACGCAAATCAGGCAATCCAAGAGTCTTGAGTGTAAACTTTACGCTGTTATCAAAAGCGATACTTCCTCGCGCCACAATCGGCGCGAAGCCATTGCGCTTAATATCTTCATCGCGGCAGAGGTCTTCACAAAAAATGTGTTCTCCCCAAAGCTCACGCTCGTTTTCAAAATAGCTGTTAATGAGTATCATAGTTCTAAGATTTTCTCCATTGCCTTACGCACAACTTTGTCATCAATTTCACGGTTGTCAAGCACTAAAAATGCCATGGCTGTTTTCCAACCAGTAAATTCCTGCTGAATCGCCGCCGCTTGTTCTTTGCGGCATGAATATGTTTGAATGAATTGCGCTCTTTCTTTTGCTTTTTCAATACAACGAACAATTTTGGCATAAGCGTCTGTAATTGGTTCGATAAATGGTTTGCATTTTTCAGCAACTTCATAATCAAATTGCGACTCCAGGTGCGAATAGAAACCTTCACTTGTGGTAAATCGCGGCGAACGCATAAACCAATCCAAGACATTGTTAATTGTTTTTAATCCTGTTGCCATGGCATGTAGATCAGCATATCGACCAGCCTTGACTTTCTTGAGAATTTGACTATCAGGAGAGTAAATAACCACTCCTTCTCTGTCCTCCCATTTGATTACATCTGCCACGCAATCATCCAACGATGCGTATTCATAAGTTTCGGGGCGATCCATCAAGAAGATATATTTCGCCATAAAGTCCACCTCTTGCTGACACCAGTATCGCGCCGTAGTGTTCTCCACAATACCAAGTAGAGTCAGCGTAGGCTCTTCGTGTTCACGAAGCACAATGATATTAGTGGGAGAGGTCCACTCCAGCAAAAGAGTTTGTTCGCTTGTGTCTTCAGATAAAAACCAATTAAAAATCTCAGGATATTTCTTTTCAAATAAAGAGATTTCGTAACCGTTCAACAATTGATATGCGTTGATATAATTGCGAACGCGCACAACCATCTCTCCTTTGTATCGCGATACCATCAATAGACTGCCATCAATCTTTCTTCGCGCACAAATTGGCCATTCAGCGTTCCACGGTTCAAATTCCGACTTCTCACCCAAGTTCGTGAATTTGCGATAGCCTTGACTGATTACGAAACCATCAGACTGGCGCACTACGCACGAACGAAAACGAGCGTTTTCTTCTGTCCATTGTACGCCCATGTGTTTTGGGGTAATGAGCCAACACTCGTCACCAGCGATGACGCAATCTTGGTAGTTAAATTCTTCTTTGTTTGGTAGTTTCATATCTTAATTCAATGTTTGTTTTTCTCCCAAATCTTATCAAAATCTTTTTGATCGATCCACCAAAAATGTTCGATTTTTGGATTGTATTTGTTCGTTTCGTTTGTCCAAATGATATAACCTTCTCCATCGAGAATGGTCAGATATGGATAGTCTTTCGGCGGATTTTCCAATGTATATTTTTTGCTATGGCACAATTGACAACCGCTGCCATCATCCCACGACCATTCGCATTTAACAAAAGTCGGCATCGGTGTGTCTTTGTAAAGATGCGATCTTTCTCTTTTGATATAAAGAATGTGCTGCTTATGTTTAGGCAGTTCTTGTTTGGTTGATTTGAATTTGATGTTCATGTTAGTATTTCCACCTCCAAGTTAAATCACAATGATCACTATATGCTGGTGTTTTGTTACACTCGTCATATTTCTTCTTGTCTGCGATACATTCCTCAAGCATGTTATCAAAAGCTGTTTGATCGACATGATCTTTAAACACATCAAAGATTCTCTTTTTGTGATCCACGATTCTGCGACCCATGCATCGAACAACATAAAGAATTTTAGTATTAGTTTCAATTTCTTGTCTTGGCTTGAACTGAATCTCTGTCCACATATCCATCAGTGAAGTGCCGTTAGTATAGTCGTCAACATGAAAGTGGTGATGATCGCGTATCACTTTAGTAACAATGTCTTCATCATCATAGACATTCAAGCACTTTTCAAGAATGCGATTCATTAAATAAGCTTTAAAATACTTTTCATCTCTTGAAAAGATCGTAAACAAGTCGCCTTGCATATTAGAGATAATATCTTTGATCGGTGTCAAGCTTTTTGACATTTCATCATGATAGCGATTAGTAGCATAAAGAAACGCCTCGATCCATTTCCAAATAATCACCATATTTTGGGCGACACTATCGCCACTAATGAGGCTCTCAATGCGAATAGACTCCTTGAGATAATCGTCTTTCAATTCCCAAACAAATTCTCCCCTTTGTTTATTTTTTTCATCCAACAGCTTTTCCATGTGAGCCTCGAAAGCTGTTGAGATTAAATCACAACCTTCCAAACGATCACTGTCTAAAGTGCCGCCTGTAATCCAAAAAGCAGAGTTTCCTGATTGATTCAAAAACGCTGGCCAAAGTTTTCCAGAGTATTTTTTAATATCGCTAGAATCGTAGGTATCTTTAAGATACTTTAATTCTTGTTCGATGTTGTGGATAGCCCACACGATTTTTTTGTATCTTTCTTCGTTTGATAGTCCCATATTGTTATTAGTCGCTGACCGAAAGTAACACGTTTCGCGAGCCTTGTCAACAAAAAAACTGAGCCAGAGTGTTTTATTTCTCTGGCTCAGTGGGATTTTTAATTTGTTTTAATGATTATTTTTGCTTGGCTTTGCCAAAGTTCAAGGCGACCAGATCAATCACTTTATAAACTTTAGACCAGCGGCTTCCAGCTTTTGGTGTCGGAGTCACAGCAGCCACGGCAGAAGCCAAGGTGACAGCACTTGTCACCACTGGAAACCATGGATAAGCTTTAGCGATCTCTACGACGAGGGGAATAATTACTTCTGTCATGTATATTTTTACACTTAAAAATGATTAAATAGGATTTTTTTTCAGCATGACGGTCGCAAATGGAATTCGTTTGCTATATTCAGCATAAGAAATAGGAGTTTCTATAGTGATTCCATCGTCATATCGAAATCCATCGGGATCGAGAATAACAATTTCATCAAGCTCTGCCCATTCTATTGCTGTTTTTTTTGCAAAGGCGAGGTCCCAGCCTTTTCGATACATTGGAGTGCTGATACGACTCGCGATAGTGTCTCCAGTAATGTCGTTTTTTGTAGCCATAAGTGATTTGTGAGGGGGCTTTCGCCCCCTCTTAGGGTTAGTCTAGGTCAACCATTTTCTTCTCACCGAAGAAGAACCAGCGATAACCAAGAGCATTTACGGCATCCGTAATCTCTGCCATGCTAGGGCAATCTGGCGAGAAGCAACTTTGAATTGCGCGGAAAGAAACTTCTTCAACTCCCTGATCTTGCTTACGAGTCAAGTATTGCTGCACTCGACGAATAACTTCGCTGCGATTGCTCACTTCTTCTTGGAAAGATTGATCTTCCAATTCGTTGCCATCATCGTCAGTAGCGGCAGAAGTGATTTCTACTTCTACTTCTGAAACGACAGTGTAAGCACAGCAGCGCAGTTTCTGGCAATCATAATCAGAAGGAACACTAACAACATCTTTTGGATTAATCTTTACGACAACCATTTTGCCGCGAGACCAGCCGCGAGCATAGTCCCACGAACCTGCATGAATACCGAACGAGCAATGGTTATTGCGATCATCGTCAACGCAATTGCGCTGCACTTCAATGTGTTCGCCCACACCATTGTAGATTTGTCCTTTACTGTTTACAGTGCCTTGCAATACTTTAGTTTGCAGATTACCAGAAACAGAATAGAAGTCATCTTGAAGACCACGATACGCCAAGAAACAACCGTCTTCGGTAATAGGAAGTTCTTTATAGGAAAGGAAGTCATACAATTCTCGCACCGAATTATACGATGGATTTTGTTTGAGGTTTTCCCAGAACTTCTCCAGTAGGGTAACTGGCAGATTCTGTTCGATCAAAGAAAACACTTTCTGCGCCAATGGTGCTGGAAGGAGTTCTCCATAATAAGACACTTCTCTGGTGTTATGATTCAATTGAAATCCTTTGGATTGAATGTTGCGGTTTACATCTGCCGCTTCCAGAGCTTTGTTAATCGCTGCCTCTTGTTGATCAGATGGCAAGCGTAGAGCTGCGATAATCGCCGCATATTTCGGGTCTGAACTGGCAAACTTTTGCGGTTTGTTGTTCATGAATAGGACGATTCCTGTTTGATTAATGATATACTTCATAGATTGTTAAGTTGCGTTGCGCTTTTAATGTATTGTTATTTTGATGGTTTGTCAAGGATTATTTTGCCGCTTTGATGAATTTTCTTACGTCTGAACGACTGGCTTGGAAATAGTAGCTTTCCAAAGTCAATTTGGTAAATGTTGCGACGAGTTCGTTTTTATTGTTTTTTAATTCTTCAGTAATCTTCTCCAAAGCGCATACGCGTTTTTCGAGAATTGGGGAGAATGGGTCTTTAGAAATTCTATTACTGAAAGTTTGCTGAGACTTGCTGCTCAAAAGATTTTTGCATTTATGATAGCGTTGGCTCATTTCTGATCTTGCTTGATCGCGCTCCGTCTTGCTCTTTTGCAACTGCTTGATCGTAGCTACGATTGCTGGATCATCATAAGATGCATACCCAAGAGCAATTAAATCCCTTTTTAATAGCACCGACTTAAACGAATAGGTGCTATGAAATCCATTGTCTAGGATGAGGATTTTTTGAACCAAGTCTAATTTGTTTGATTGAAGAGTCTGTGCCAAGAATTGCTTTGCATCATCTTCGGTATGAGTAACACCCCAATATTCATTATGCAATTCGAGAGCAGACCAGCGAAAACTTTTGCTGCCGTAGCCACGACGATACACAGTGTATCGGTTATCGCTAGCAACACCACCGCCTTGTGTGTTTTTGGGATAGATTGTCGAAGCGGCACGAAATACCAAATCAGATGGCGTTGAATATTGTGAGATTGCGGAACAAACATACTCCATGCTTTGCTTTGTGCAATACAGAACAGATTTGTTGTTTGTTTTGCACCAATCTTCGATTCTGCGAACCTGCTCGCCACGGTGATGATAAGAATCAGAAACAAGAAGAACCAATTTACGACCATTGTGTTCAGCCAGAGGATTGCTTGGATTGAGGCTGCCAATTTTCGCCAAAGACAATGCTACTTTCGATGGCACGAACGCATTATTTTTGAATTTAAAATCAGAAGTCTTGTTTAGCTTGTTCACGCACAAATCGGACAGAGTAAGCTCACCCAACGATTCTTTTTGTTGATTAATAAATTCCCCAAGAACCGCTTCACACTTGGCAATGCCATTGGTGAACTTTGCAGTCTCACGGAAAAACTCTCGCGAAATTGGCACTTCAAAAAATCCAACAGGAACATCTATCTGAATAGCTGTTGTTGGCGAACATTGATCTTCAAACCCAAAACCCTTGAAGCTATCTGGCGTATGATACTTTACGCCACCCATCGTAATGGCATAATTGGAATATGAATCGCCAGTCAAACCGCTTTCAAAAGAATAGAATCGAATGCCGTCTTTTTCTAAGATGAGTGTTTTGTTGTTTTGTTGATAGATACCGTTCATCGTGTGACCGCTATCGTCAATCACTTCAATCTTTGCCAGAGTAGCGTAGTCTGCCATCGCTTGAGCGCACACCACAAAAGTGCCAGTGTTGCCGTTGTTGACGCGATCTTCTTTGATGTCGATTTCAACAAGCAAACCACTTTCGTTTGTGGGTTCTTGCGACATTTCAATCACTTGACCGATAGATGCGCCAGATTCGTCACCACCAAGAACGCACGAATAAACCGTCTTCGTGCCGTTGTAGAAAGAAGTGACGTAAAAAACATCTTGATAACAGTGACCTGCTTTTGCGCCTACGCCGAAACCACCGATAGGTTGATCGCTGTTTGATTTTGTGGAGCGGAAGTATTTGCCGAACACGTTGCGAATGCCGTTGTCGTCCAAACCGTTAGCAAAGTCACGAACAAAGAAGCGACCTTCTTTTACGCCAGTTTGAACAGGATTCTCGATGCCGTGTTTCAAGTGTTCATCGACAGCGTTGCTTACCCATTCACGCACAACGGCGAGAATTTTGTCGGTGTAGATATTGTCGCGGAAGATTTGACAAGCTTGTTTCATGCCTTCCAAATCCATATCCATATTGGACACTTGCGAAGATTCAATTCCTTGAGTGAAGATAGGTGATGTGTTGAGTTGCGTTGGGCGATAGTAATCAGAAAAATGGACAATGTCAACAAGTTTTTTGAAAAAATTTTCGCGGCAAGATTTTTGTTGACAAGCTGCTACGAAATGTTACTCTGTGCGCCACATGAAATTAGGACTCGTATGCATCAGTGAAATGCTCAAGAAGAAAGACAAGTCTCTCGCCTTTAAAACCATGACACGCAAACGCTTTCTTGAGTTGGGTCGAGACGCTGCGCTTGTAGAGCTTTCGTCGCGTATTCTACACAACTGCAAACTAACCAAACAAATCATTTTGCACTGTGCCGCGAATAAAATCTCTCACTACCGCATCTCTAGTTGCCTCGCTCCATTGATTACCGATGCCACGCTTCATATTTCGTATGACGATCTGCCAGACATGCAAGCGATTGCGTCAGCATTGCAAGATGCTGGCACTACAGCGCAGACTTGTGGCGTTTCTATCTCATCTCACCCTGACCAGTTTAACGTGCTTGCGTCATACAATCCAGATGTTGTTGATCGCAGTATCAAAGAACTCAATCATCAAGCTTACATGTTGGATTTGATGGGTTTGCCGCAAGACTATTCCGCGCCAATGTGCCTACATCTCAATCTTTCTTTCGACAGCGACAAAGAAGATATTTACCAATACATCAATCGTTTCGGCTCATCATTCAACAATTGCGACGAAGGTGTTCGCCGCCGCTTGGTGCTTGAGAACGAAGACAAAGGTTTTTGGAACTGCTCTAATCTTTACAAATACTTTCGTCCGTTTTTACCATTGGTTTTCGATAATCTGCACGATGCAGTTAATCCTTCTGATTTTTGTCATTTTAAATTGTTCAAAAATACATGGCGCAATTATACGCCTATCATGCATTGGAGCGAAGGCTTGCCTGATAAGCCTCGTAGTCATGCTGAGTTCGCTACTCACGTTCCTAGTGTTGTTGCAGCCAACAAAGATTGCGTGTGGGAGTTTGAACTCAAAGGCAAAGACGAGGCAATTCTGCGAGTTTTAAATAATCAATAAAAAACATTAACAATATGAGTAAACTATACGTATCAGAATATAAAACAATCTCCAAATGGCAAGCTGATCGCGGAGAATGTGGAGGTTTTTGGATTCAACAACAATTTCGCTCCAAAAAAGAACGAGATTTTTTCTTTGAAGATAAGTTTTATACCCTAGAGTGGTATAACTCGCTGCTCACCAAATACAAACAGACACTAAAACTCGACAATTTAGAATTGCTTGTCGCTCGTAAAGATTCTGTTTGGGAAAAGACATTCGACAGTCGCGTCTGGAGAAAAGGAATGAAGAACACGATTAAAAAAACAAAAGAAAATGAAAAATTCGTAGTTAAATCCCCATCTGAATGTTCAGCTTATACATACAATAATCCGAAAGAAGCTTGGGACAGAATGAAAAAAATACAACCAAATCATTCGACAATTTATTCTGTCGTTTCTGATTAAAAATATCTTGACAACGCCCACAAAATACCATATATTCCTCCGCAGCGATGAAACTTGACGATTACATTTTACAATTTGCCAAAGAAGACGAATACACTTTGGGAGAATCTCTTTTGGAATACGCCTTTCCTGGAGAGGGTAGAGGCTGCTATTCGAACTTCAAACTGCGCGATTCATTCGTTCCGTTTCCCGAAGGGTTTGATAAATATGCTCCTATGTTGTTGGGAGAACATTTATACATCGAAGAATGCACCGACGAAGAAAGAGAAAGTATTCATTGTTTTATTGATTCAGAAACAAATCTCAAAGTCGCATGGGCTTGGGATGGTGACGGTCATTTGATTTTCGAAGGCGATGATTTCTTCATCGAGAATACTGACATTAAAAAATCCTCAAGATGGCGCAAAGCATGAAAAATGGAGTTGACGATTCGATGGTAAGAATGCCTAAAGGCTTTAGCTTAGGCATGACAGCATGGCACGAAAGATCAAAGCGAACTGTAAAGCTCATTGAGCGTCAGCTAGGAGATGGATGGTTATGCGAACCGATAGATGGTGGTAGGGTATTCTACGAGCATAGTGAATTTCTTCTGCCAAACGCCATAGATCTGGCCCCGCGCCGACACAAAGCTCCTCAACAATCAAAACTATGAAGCAACTCTCTAACCACATGGAAAATCCGACACACACCGACCCGACCGTTGCCTCGACCGTCTTGTTAGCCTCTTGATTTTACGATTATGACAAAGATACACGAACAAATAATGGAAGAAATGGGCAACGATCCAGATGCCTTTTGCGAAAAGGTGATCCGCTTGTGGAGCGCATCTAAAACGCTGGTGGAAAAATACCCCGAATACAGGGATGATCCTTCTGATGGTGACTTGCTTGCGTGGATGGAGTTAAACGCCGCAGCAAATCAAATTTGTATTGGCTAACGCTGAGTCCATCCACCCCGAATCGAAGCCCTAAATCTATGAGCCAAAATCAAACACAATCGAAGCCAGACACCATTGAAGAACCCCGTGGAGAGGGGTTGGATGGTATGCCTTGTTCGGCTTCTTGTTACCACTGTGACGGCACGGGCGCGGTAGATAGCGGCGGCGTGACACCGTGGGGCGCGGGGATTGACGTAATGTGTCCAGCCTGTAAAGGGTCTGGAACGCTAGAAATCGAGAACTGCCCGAACTGCGACAACGTGGGATGGTATATGGTTCCAGACTCCGAAGGACAACCGACGATGGAGCAATGCCAATGGTGCTATACAGTGCCAAATAGCCGATTCATCCACTGGGTGAACAGTGGGGCTTCTGAAGAACACCCTTTTTGCAAACCTAACGGGATACTGAATTTTAAGCTATGAAACCAACACAAGAACAGATCGAGGCGGCGTTGCAATGGGCAGACACTGTCAGCACATACGCGCCAACTTCGGCATTACCAGTATTAGCCGCCGCATACCGCGAGAAGTGCGAGGAATGCGAGAAGCTGAAAAAAGAATTGCGTCATCTCGCTGATTTGCTTGATGCGCACTTTGAAAATGGCGGCACTATTGCTGGATTAGGAACAACAAACAAGGCGCGTAAATTATTAGAACCAACACCATGAACACGCAAGAGAGGCACAGACACACCGATAACGCCACAAGTGAGGGATCGCCGCCCTCGCAGCACGAAAACAAACAGGAGCGGAACGGCGATTCCCTCCACTGACTTGTTAGCAATTCATGAACGATCCAGAGCTAGAAAAATTTACTAAAGCCGCTCACGCAATAGCGGGAGATGGGATAGAATCCGTGCATTTTTATGCGCCAAGTTCGGGGGTGGACTCATCAACGCTCCTGCGAATTGCCGCTGCGATGCTAACCACGGAAGGGCGCGAATTGCGTGATTGCTAACAACCAAGATCAGGAGCGGCAATAGCCGTCTTCTGTATCGACCTGTTCAATTTGCAACAATATGAAAACGCACAAAACATACAACTTCGAACAATTAGTAGAATATATTCGCGGCTACTCATGGACATGCTCCGACCTGAATGCGCTGACACTTAACGAAGTTTATGCGATGCTAGCAAATGCTGCTAGCCAATTTGAATGCGTCCAAGACGGCTTCGAAGCTCACTGCGAGTGGCGACAAAAACAACAAGAAGAACAACAAAAACAAATAAACGAAGCATGGCGCACATGCAATAAAAAACAATAAAAATATGGAAGAAATTAAACACGGAAGACTCTTTTATTTCTTGACAGGCGTATTCATTGCGCTTAAATTAACAGGACAAATTAGCTGGTCATGGTTTTGGGTGTTTAGTCCTCTTTGGATTCCCGCTTCACTGGTTTTTGCTTTTTTGATTACTATGGCAATTTTGGCTCTTTTGATAAAATAAAAACAATAAAAAATATGGAATTTCTAAAAGAACACTTAAAAGGAGGCTGGCTACCAGTCGTCGAACAATTTCCCAAAATATTTCTTGAACCATCAAAATATGTTCAAGGAGTTTATGACGACTTCTACAAAACAGAAGGAATCACACAAGATCAATTAGTCAATCTGCGCTATGGTTTTGAACATGGTATTGGTTGGAAAGATATTGTAATCGGCTTTTGTGAAGATATGCAAGCTCTCGCTGACAAAGCTGTCGCAGAAGGTCACACCTTCCAATACAAAGGCTGTATCATCAAAGAAAAATTCGGTCAATTCACTCCCCAAGGTGATCTTGAAAAGAGTGAGGGTGCATGGGAAATCTATCGTGACGAGTATTACAATATTTGTCGCAAATGGGAAGAAAAATCCTTGACAGTCTGCGAAGTCTGTGGTAAAGATGGTAAGCTGCACAGCACAGGATGGTGGAAAACACGCTGCGATAAACATAACTAATAATATGAGAGAAATTAAATTCCGCATTTGGGATAAAGAACTGAAACGATACGATTCACCCAATGTCCATCATTTACTTAAAAATGATGGTATAGTGTCTATTGTTCTGAATATGGATGTTCAAAAAATCTCTGGAAATGATAGATTTATCATTCAACAATACACTGGCTTAAAAGACAAAAACGGAAAAGAAATTTACGAGGGAGATATTATCGCATTTGGCTCCACAGAACAAGAAGATTTGTTTGAAGTTGTGTGGGATGAAGATGACGCGAGGTTCGTGCTTGATTCTTATGGTGGTAGGGGATGTTGGTTGATTGATGTGAAAGATAGGGAGATTATCGGCAATATCTTTGAGAACCCTGAACTGTTAGAAAAATGAATAGAGAAATCAAATTCCGTGTATGGGACAAAGAGTTAAAAACCTACAATACTCCATGTGTTCATCATCTTGTCAAACAGGATGGAATCGTATCGGTAGTTTTGAATTTGGATATTATAAAGATATGCGGAACTGAACGTTTCGTAAAAGAAAATTATACTGGTTGTAAAGACAAGAATGGAGTCGAGATCTTTGAAGGGGATATTGTTAAAGCCTACAGTGAGGAATTTGAAAATGAGAACTTTACTGGAAAAGTAATTTTTGATGAAGGAAGTTTCTTAACTTGGATTAACAAAAATGATATTAGAGGTGTATGGTGCGGTGACAATATTGAAGTCGTCGGAAATGTATTTGAAAATCCCGAACTATTAAATATATGACAAACGAGATAAAACAATTAATAAAATCTCACGGAGCTTTGGTTTGCCCTAGCTGTGAAGGAGAAGGGGATGTTGAATATTTCTGCGGACATTATTCAACGGAAAAGTGCAGCAAGTGTGGGGGAAAGGGAATTGTTGCTTCGTTAAATAAACAAAAACAAAGTAAAAAATGTATTATTTGTAATGGTAGGGATGGAGGTTGCGGTGGATGCAATTTCCATCCTAAAGGACTTATTGAATGGGAAACTTACGAACTAATATGAAAAGAGAAATCAAATTTCGTGTATGGGATGCCACAGAAAAAGAGTATAACTATGATATTGTAGCAGGTAACATTCTTTCTGTTATTCATGGCTCTGGTGATCCATTGTCAGAAGAAGAGGAAGAGCAGTTTACTCTACAACAATATACTGGTCTCAAAGACAAGAATGGAGTAGAGATTTACGAGGGGGACATTGTAAACATTTTAAAAGAGAATAAATGTTATCCCGTGAATTTCGGCAATTGCTACGCTTCTGCTGATGACAACTATTGCGGAACAGAGTGTTTTGGATACCATATAGACGGGGAAATTATGGGATCGCGTGAAAGAAATTGGGGAAAAGGAGCATTAATCAGTGAAAATATGGAAGTTATTGGTAACATCTTTGAAAATAGTGAACTATTAGAAAAATGAAACCCTCACAACTCCGCAAAAAAGAAGACTTGCAATTAGTCATAGCTACAATGCGCCAAAACAATTTCGCGCCTTATGAAGAAAAATTCAATCCTTTTACCGATGATATTCGCAAAGAAAGATTCGAACGATACTATCGCCGCGAACAACAAAGATTTCTGCGCGTAGATCGCGACTGGAAAGACCTTTGCGAAGTTTACGGTTTCCCTTACGAAAGACCAACAGCATGAACTGGCACGAATACAAAGAACACCTGCGCGAAGAGTGGGAATTTCATAAGCGCAATCCAGAACTTTTTTTGGTTTGGGCGGCATACGCAACAGCGATAATCATCGCTCTTTTCTCTGACAATTAATCAACAAAATGAAACATAAATTTTATTATTACGAATACTCCGATGATGGAGGGCAAACTTGGACAATGGGCGACTATCGCCGCTACTTGATGCCTATTATGGAATTGGCAAGGGAGTGTCCCTATCGGTTTCGCATTTGTAATCAAAATGATGAACAAATCAGTGAAGAAGAAATCCGCGAAACGCTCGAACATATGAAAACAATGGAAACAATTTTTGAAAAAGATATAATTCGCTGGGAGGAAAATATGAAATGAAACAGCTAACACAATATCGAAAACACGGCAATGATTTTTTATTGATTAAAAGATCAGGCAGCGTAGGAATTTTCCAAGAAAAGAAATACAACAGCTACGAAGTAATTACCATTCAATCACACAATGGGCGCGAAATCATGGGCAACGTAATTCCTCCAGCAGAATTTGCTCCTAGCGATGAATCTTGGGGATCAAAAGGATGGACATACACAATCGAAGCTGACGCTTTGAAAAAATTTGACGAATTGTGTGAAATTGCCTTGACAACTCCCCCGAAAACAATTACAGTTCCTGCGACATGAAAAATTCTCCTACTCCTTGGCAAAAATTTGAACACTCTTGGGATTCTACCAGTATCGCTGACAGCGATGGCAACATCATCTGCTCTTTGTCTATTTACGACGAAGCCACAGAAGAAAATCAACAAGAGCTAGAAGAACAAATGGACGCAGACGCTGATCTTATTGTCGCTGCACCTGATTTGCTCGAAGCTTTGAAAGAAGCATTGCAGTGGACATATCGAGCGATTGAGCTTGAAGTTTCTTCCTCGATGGTTAATGCGCAAAAAGCAACAGCCCAAAAAGCGGAATCTGTTATCGCTAAAGTAACTGGCACGACAAATATTTAATCACATGAAAGAAATCACTACCAACTTACTCATCGCCATGGGCGATACTCATGGAAATTGGGGAGCTTGCATCGAAACTCTACAAGAGTATTATATTCGTGATGCTGTCGTCCTACACGTAGGAGACGTAGGCATCGGCTTTCTACCTAAAGAAACACAAGAAGACATTTTAGAATCGCTCAACCATGAGCTGGCAGAAAGAAATGTTAGAATGTTTTGCATCAGAGGAAATCACGATGATCCACAATACTTTTCGGGCAAGTATGAATACTCTAATATTGTTCTTCTTCCTGATTACTCACAGATGCTAATCAATGGCAAAAAGTTTTTATTCGTTGGTGGAGCGATTAGCATTGATCGTATCATGCGCACACCGAATAAATCTTGGTGGAAAGACGAAGTTTTTGTTTTGGATGAGTCTCGCGCAGAAAAGTGTGATGTTCTTATCTCTCATACGGCTCCGAATTGGGTTGGTCCATTCGACAAAAATGGAATTGCGTGGTATACTGAGCGTGATGCTAGTTTGTGGGCAGAATGCTGTGAAGAAAGATCGGCAATGAATCGCTTGATTGAACTAACTCAACCAGACCAACACTGGTGCGGTCATTTTCATGTAAGTCAGGCAGCAGTTCAAGGACATTGCATTAGCCGTATTCTTAACATTAATGAAATTGCGGAAATTATTCTGTAAAAAGTTCTTGACAAACTACCAACAATAGATTACAATCTCTTGCAGAGTCTGTTTCATGACAGGGCGACTACAGTAGTGCGCATCGTCGAGGTTACTACACCTCACTCTTTTAAATGTTCTGCGGATGAAAACACAAAGATAGCTCCCTCACAGAAGATCGTAAACTTCTGGCAAAGCTTGAGCGTTCACAATGCCGATCATGACAGGACACCCAATTTTTAAATCAAAAAAAAATAGAAAACCTTCAATAAAAGGTGTAATCTAATTCAGATGAACTATTATCCGACAAATGAACAACCACAAAACACATCCACTAGGATGCGGTAACGGTTTTTATTTGATAGCTTATCTAATATAACTCACCTCATCCTAACAAGATGGGGTTTTTTATTGCTTAAAATTCCCAAGTAGCACAATTGGCAGTGCAACGAGCTGTTAACTCGTAGGTTGTAGGTTCGAATCCTACCTTTGGAGCCAATGTTCGCATGGTGAAGCGGTTATCACTCTGAGCTTTCTACTCAGCATCATGGGTTCGAATCCCATTGCGAATGCTTTTTGCCGCGATCCCTTAGTGGTCGATAGGACTTGCCTTGTAAGCAAGATGCTTATGCACATCGTCAGTTCGAATCTGACTCGCGGCTCATTTTAACAAACGTGTCATCGCCAGAGTTGGAGAGCTGGGACGGGCTGTAACCCCGTTGCCTTCGGGCTGAGTAGGTTCGAATCCTATCTGACACACCATATACTAGTCGTGGTGGAGAGGTCTAACACACCTGCTTTGGAAGCGGGAACAACGCAGGTTCAAATCCTGCCGACTAGATTAAATTGGGGGTTGGTGTAATCAGTAACACTCCGCTCTTTGAAAGCGGTATAAAGGGAGCATAGCCCTTACTCCCTACCAATTTTTAATCAATAAAATTATCTACTAACCTCTTCCCAATCCATTGAACCATGAACAAGTTCTGTGGCTGTGCTTGCTGTTACAACTAGAGTTAATTCATAAGCTTCGCCAGTAAGACCATTTCTTTCAAGTTGGAATTTGAATAGAGCTTCTTTCAAAATGTCTATGCTTGTAGAGCCTTGAGAGTTAGAAGTTAAATAGCCAGATGCCAATACTCTTCCTCCAGATATGCCAGTTCCATCGAGCTTATATTGAACAGACGAATTAGCTCCCGCATCAGTCCAAGTGCCGCCAGATGTAGTTCCAGATGCAATTATTTTCCAATTATAAATGCCTGTATCAAGACCCATGACCGACAACGCTGTCAAGATTACTATAGCATCTAGTTTAGTTGATTTCAATTTTATAGAAATTATGGGATAAAATGTTCCAGCGGTCGTAAGTGCTTTCGGCGCAGTTATTTCTGTTCCTGCTGCTTGTTGAAGACCTCTGAGTTCATAACCACCTTCAGATATTACAGTGCTGCATATTTGTTTTAGTTTACTAGCCCCAGAAGTTGCGGCGGTATTTGCTATTTCATATCTAAGCGGCAAAGAAGCCGTGGTGATGTAAGTCGAGTCGATGATATTAGCGTGGTGAAATGTATGGCACAAGATAAACTTGCCATTGATAACAAATCCCATTCTCACTGAGCCAAGACCAAGCCATTCTATATCCATCCACAAAATCTGTGCCTTGGTAATATCCAAAGTAAATCCAGATGCACCCGTTCCATCTAGTTGGTCGCCGTTCCAAGCTGATTGAGGAACTCTCGTTTCTGTAACTGGAGCGCCATCAACCAACGAACGCTCCACGAAATTCAATGTCGAATCAACAAGCTCCAAATACATTCCATTGTCAGCACCGAAATAACCTACTTTTTGCGTAAGACCAGTTTTTGCGGGGGACATTACAAAAGTATTCATGACAAGCAGACTTTTTCCTGGCTGATAAGCAAAAACTTTTGTTGTTTCTCTTGTAACGAACGAACCAGAAGCGTTGGTTACATTCATTTCAATTAATCCTTGATTTTGATTAAAAGAACCACTGCCACTAACTCCACTCGCTGTTGACCATAGGTTATTGTCGGCGTATCTGTGACTTGAATCAAAGAGAGTAAGCGGAGAAGAAGTTCTCATGCGACCAAACGCATCGAAAACAGTCGAGCTTTCAGAGTTAGAAAAACTCAAGTCCTGTTGCTCCAAAGGTCTGTAATTATCGTTCGTTCTGTCATATATAAATGCAATATTTCCAGCAGTGTGTGATAATTGAGCAAGGTTTTGAAAGGCATATTGATCCGCCATGTATTTAATTACACTTTTAATTGTGGAAGTTTTTAGAAATATCTTATTGTATACTAAAAGTGAACAATCGTATACTAAAAGCGAACAATCGTAAAAATAATCATAAAAAAACTTGACAAACCTCTCAACAAACACTATTCTTCTCTCGCATGAAAGCATATCAACAAATTTTAAATAAATCAGATCGCGACCGCTACAGAAAAGTCGGCAACAGATACGTTCTCTGCAACGACTTCGATGCCTACGAAGGACTAGAAAAAGGCTTTTGGTTGGTGCAAGTGCGTGAAGGTTACACCTCTATCAAGAGAATGGTTTATCCTGCGAATGCAGAAATCGCTGCCGCCGCAAAACTAAAAGAAGAAAAACTTCTTGATGTTATTCGTGAGGCTTCTGAGGCTCGACCAAGCAAGCTTCCTATTTCTCCAGAGGCTCTCGCTGATTGGAACGCATTCATCGCAAAACATGGACAAGAGTTTTCAATGCTCCAATATCCTTCGTGGCAAGAGAATGCTGAAAAAATCATCAAAATACTTCTTGACAAAGAAAGCTATTAATGGCAATCTTTCGCCGCAACAATAACTAGATTAGAATTAGGACATGACAACGACACGAAAAGTAATCGAATCAATCAATCTTGAAAAACACGGGGAAGAAGTCCATGGAAATGAGGATCTTTGTAATGTATTTGGTATCTACGAATACATTGAGTTTGATGAACGGATCAAAATGGTGTTTGTTCGCCCTCATCTTTGCACAGACTCTTGGGTTGGTGTTAGAGCATATTTTCTCGATGGGGAATTTGTAGCAATCTCATCACAAGTTGGTCGAAAATGGGATGAAGAATTTAAATTCGTGTCTAATGAAGCAGCAATGAAAGTTAAAGATTATGTATTGTCTTTCGTAGAACCTCAATACAATATCAGCATTGCTGATGATCTGGATGCCGAAATTGATGATTTTTATACCGTTGAGTATGCTGAACAAATTCTACACAAGCATGGTATATATCAAGGAGAACGTGTTGCAATCAAACGTAAGAATAGAAATTGGAATGATTTGCACACTGCAACGATTATGGTGAATGTAAAAGAATGCGATGTTGATTGTCGCGAAATTCAATTGGCTTACGTCGATCTTTCTTAAAAAACTAAAATACACTTGGAACATGACAGAAGAACAGATTGAATTCATTAAAAAATATTTCTTCAAAAACGAAGAATACGCTGGTTGGGACAATATCGCAACAAGACTTCTTCAAGAAGGTTCGTGTATTGTAGCTGGCAGTAGTAAACTTTGGCATGGTGGTATTGGAAACTTTATCAAATGCGTCCCTGCTGAAAATGCAGTTGGATGTTCTCTACTAACTTTCGATAAAGATTCATTTTTACAATCGGTATGGTTCAAAGAGCAAGCAGGTTCTCATATCAAAGCATTAGGACATCAAATCGGCGCTTTAAAGGTTGAGCAATATGCAATTGAACGCTTAGTAGAAAAAAAATAACTTTTTAAAAGCAAACAAAAATACAAACAAACATGAACAAAAACACTCGTCAAAGTAGAAAAGCGGGCTTCGCTAGCAAAAAAGACCAAAACAACAACGGCACAAAAGTATTCAAAGGCAGCTGTTGCGATACAGCATGGGACGCTCCCGCAAGCAAGCATCGCAGCCGCAAGATTTACAAGAAGCCACAGTAAAAAGCTTTCGCTTCGGCAGTATCAATACATTGCCAGACCCCCCCTCTACTATTCACTTAGCATGGTGACTGGCGGGATCGAGACATGGAGCCTTCGGGTGCGCGGAAAAAGTCAGTAATGACAGGCATAAATTCCATCCTCCTCAAACTCGGATATTGAAAAGGTGGCGTACGAACCGTTCCGAAGCGGATTTTTAATCAATAAATTATGAATATCATTGTAAAAGACGATAAAGGACAAAGCTACTTCGACAGAGTTGAAGCTGTCGCTAGAAAAGGCGACTTCATTATTTTCCTCGAACAAGTTAAAGAAGTAAAAAGTGTTGTTTGGTATCCTGATTACAATTACATCAAAACTCATTACACATCAAACATAGGAAATATCACAGCATTTATTTGGGTAGAGTAATATAATCATAATATGAATCCAAAAACATTACAAGAGTTAGAAGACGAATTGGCGGAAGCTGAAAACGACCTTGCGGGAGCATGGGATTATCGTCAAATCGAATTATGTTGGATTGCAATCGAAGAAATCCAAGAAGAGATTGACAATTACGTCTCAGAGTAATCAATAAAAAAGAATAATATGAACGGATTTCAATTATTTTACGGCTTTTTGCTTTGTTTGCATATTGCAACGCTCATCTTTGTTGCATATCAAATCATAAAATTTTCTAAAAAACCATGAACGAAATCACCCAATATATCCAAAAACTGGAAGCTCGCTACGAAGAGGTTAAGAAAGACGATAAAACTTGGTATGAAAGCGAGGAGTGGTATCGTCAAGGCAAAGAAAGTGCATTGGAGGATGTAATCTCCGAATTGAAAGAAATTGTCAAAAAAATACCAAAAACAAATATTAACTAACAAAAACATGAAATTTATTTACGAAGAAGTGAAGAAAGACGAACAACTGACGCTTGATGATGTTAAGGAAGACCAATTCTTTATATGCGCAGATGGTTATCTGTGCCAGAAAATAGACGAAAACGCATATAATACTATTGCCGACGAAGAAGGAAATCCAAGCTGTAGAAATCTTGATTGTGATTATAATATGCCAATCAACCGCATTCTGCCCTGTGTTGAGAAGATCGAATTTTAATCAATAAAAAATATGGCACCCACAAAAGTAGGACAAACATATGCTATTTCATTTGTCAATGATGCATTCCCCGACATTAAATACAAAGGATTAGCCACGTTCAATGGCGAAACCGATGGTTTCGAGCGTCCAGATGGAAGTTATGAAACGTGGTATGGGTTCAATATTGACCGTTTTACCGATGGACACACGGTGTTTTTCGCAGATGAAGACATTTTGTGTGAAGTGAATAAAACTTCTTGACATTGTTCATTCTATTGATTAATATTTCCCCGACATGAAACCACCTTCTTATCGTGCTCCAAGAACAGATAGAGCGAAGCGTCCAATGGATGGATTTGCAGACGAATGGGTTCCTCGATATATATCCGAGGAGCTTGAACGCGAGCGCAACGAACTGCTTGAGGCGTTGGAGGGATTGCTTGAAAATTACAAATACAATCAAGGACAGGGGTTGGGGATTGGCCCAATCACGAAAGCAAAAACAGCGATTGCCAAAGCAAAAGGAAAAACGCCATGACCGACAAACACGACAAATCACAAAACGTCAAAATTGATCGTCTAATGAAAACAATGCACAATTTTTTTGAACAACGCAAAAAAGATTATTGTGGCTGGTACAATGGACGACTACCACCCAAACAGCGCAAATACATGGCATCAATTATCCAACAAGCTAAAAAAATCCACGAAGAAACACTATGAGTATGACACACGACGAAAAAATAGCAGTAATTACCCACCACAAAAACGGAATGAATACATCATATCGAGTCTACGAAGTCAAAGAAGACAAAGTATATATTAGCAGTGTCCAACCTCAAACAACTCTTTATGAGGTGGGAGGATATAACAGCACATTGAGAGAAGCAGAGGATCATGTTGCGATGCAGCTAAAACATTCCCCTTATAAACAATACACAATCCTCCCAATTTACCAACACTAAAATACAAAATCATGAAACGATCAGTCCTATTAAAAAAGCGTAAAAAATCCCTACATCGCCAAGTAGCTATTCGAAAAGCTTTTGATAATGTATGGGATAATGGACAAAACATGACTCTTTTGTCTGCTTTGTCAATCATTACGCCGCTGCTCCCGATCTTCAAAAAGGAGTTGTGCTACATCAAATTCCTCAACAAGCTCAATAAGGAAGAATGCGATGACCGCTCAGGCGAAGAAACGTATGGATATGAATCGGAGCGATCTGTTTTGTGTGATTTGATTTACATCAGTGATCGGTGGATTTGCGAGTTTCGCTTGCAGTGGTTGATTGATCTGATTGAGAAACACAATAAAGGAACTCTTGTGCCGAACTTTGTTCAGAAAACTAATTCATCTGATGAGTGAACTACCGCTGGGCAAGACCCCGTAGTTTTCTCTCATACGATATTATAAAATAATTATAAAAACATGACATTAGTAAAATCAAAAGAAGATATTGAGAAAATTCGCCCATATAAGGAAAATTATAAATTAGCTATTTTTCCTAAAAGTTTTCCAGCTTTCGTCCAATTCCATTCACATGACGGTGGGTTGTGTGGTGATTATTACACTATGGATATTCTCGAAATACCCAAAAATGTAAAATGTCCCGAATCTTTTATCGCGGGTGTGCGTATGAGAGACAACGGTATCAAAGTATATAGTGAATCAATCTTTATCCCAAAAAACTAATTCATCTGATGATTAAAACATACACAGCACCAATCACTCATCTCGAAGATGATGAGGTTTTTGCATTTGGAGCAAACGAACAAGGCTTCCATGGAGGTGGAGCGGCTGGATATGCGTCTTTTGGCGCAACAGGCAATCTTTGGCGCTCCTACAACTATCACGAACTGCCTGATGGCTGGAAAGGCAAGTGGAACGTCAAAGGCAAAATTGGTCCACAGCAAGGCACAGAGGGCAAATCATTCGCACTCGTCACTGTAACAAGACCTGGAGCAAAAAAAAGTATCAAAGTTGACTTTACTCCACTTTTTGAATGTTGTCGCCGCAATCCACAGTGGAAATTCTACTACGCACAATCAGGCGAAAAAGGATTAAACGGTTGGAGTCCAGAAGAAATGGCGCAATTTGTGGTGAATAGTGGCGCGATACCCGACAATTTGTATTTTGACGACACTTTCGCGCCATTTATTAAAAAACAACTTGACAACCCGCAAAAAATCTCGTAAACTGTCGCCGCAATGAACACTATGGAATATTTTGTATCAGGATTAATTGGTTTTGGGTTGGCTTTTGTTCTGTTGATCGCGATAGGAGCTACGCCAAAAAATACGCAAACAAAATTTGAAAAAGAAGCGTTTAATCGTGGTTATATGGAAAAAATCATTAACGACAAAGACCAAGTAATCTATCGCTGGAAGGAGAAGCAATAATATGAAGCCAATCAAAGGAAGAACATATCGTTTAAAACATAAACTACGCGACGAATCAATGGTTGGAGTTTATTCGGGTGAAAGTCAACCAGTTAAAAAAAATAAAAAACTTAACGATCAACGCAGTTACAAGTTTTTTCTGTTTGATATGACACCATCCGTGTATTGGCTTCCAGATGAAAACATTATCGAAGAAATCAACCCTAAACAACGTCAACGAATCCACGGTAAAAATCGTCGTCCTCAAAATGGTGATTTCTCCGATCACGAAGTGCGCTGCATGGTAGCAAGCTATTGTCGCGATATTACTGTTGGCATGACTGGTTGGGGTGTTCCTTTCACTGTGTGGGTAGAACTCAAAGGTCTTGCCAAGTTCGAGAAAGGTTCTCTCTACAAGCTAGAGAAGCCCACTTGCGAATGTGAGATGTGCGATGGACGCAGAGCAGCGCACGAAGAACTTGAGGAATGTATAGAAACAAAACAATGATAACAGAAGACCAGCAAAAACAAATTGAATTAAGCATAAAAAACCTAATTCCTTGTCGCGAAGAAGCTTATAAAAATGGTTCAGAGTTGAAAATCGTTCATTCAAATAACCGCTATTGGGACTTGTTGAGCTTTTACAAAGGAAACTGGCACTATATCACGACATTAAAATTACAATAATATGGAAGAAAAACCACTCACCAAAAAACAACTAGAACAACTGGGTTTTACTGTTACAGAGAAACAGCTTAAAACAAAAACAAAAGTAGAAATTGAATACCAATCTTGGATTGACGATTATATTGGTATGTTTTATCATTATCCTTCTTTTCAAGAAATTGTAGACCGCATTGCAAGCAACGCTAGAAAAGATGCCCATGAAGAAATAAAAGAAAACATCACACGCACACTATTCCAATAAAAAATGTCAAAAAATATTCTAATCTACTTATTCGGAGCCTTTACCGCAAGTTCATTTTGGATTTATTTTACAGGCATAGCAAAGTTAACGGATGAAGGTCTTGCTGTCGCATTTGCAATATTCTCTCTTGCTGCATATATCGGCACACTATTTGGACTTATAGCAGAAACAATTAAAACGCTCGACAAAGACAAATAAAACTTGACAAACATCACGTTCAATGATACAAACTCTCTCGACATTATGACAATCGCACAGCAACTCAACATAAAAGAATTCCCATTCAGCATCAAAGATTCCAATGGTAATATGATTTACTACGAGAACTCTGATGGATTTTGGGAGAAGCGTGAATACGATTCTAAGGGTAATCAGATTTACTTCGAGAACTCTAATGGATACTGGGCAAAAAGTGAATACGATTCCAAAGGTAAAGAGATTTACTACGAGAACTCTAATGGAACAGTCATTGATAATCGCCCGAAAACAGAAATCCAAAAGGCAATCGAACTTCTCACAAAAGAAGGATTGCTGGTAGATGGAAAGATTTTAAAACAATAAAAACAAGCATGAAACTATTCTGGGACATTGATGAAACGCTGATTCACTCTCGCGCTTACATTAACGAAAAATACAAACACACATTCATTGTTGATGTTTACGGCGAACTCTACTATACTTGTGTAAGACCCTGCGCAAAACAGGTGATTGACTACAGCCGTGAAGTATTCGGGGCAGATAATGTATACATCCTCACCGCTGCCACAGAATCTTATGCTCAAAGCGTTAATAGACAAGCGGCGTGGAATTTTCCCGAAGATCATATCATTGGGCGAGAAACGACTAATCGTTACAGTATCAAGATTCCCAGCTTGTATGGCAGCGATATTCTTGTAACAGAGCATCCACTGGCGAATAAAAATAACCTTTTAATTGACAATCTGCGCCCCGAATGGAATATAGAGAAGACATCATTAATGTTGATTAATCCCCAAAAAAATTACTTGACAGTCGGAGATTACTATGGTAATAATCTTGACGACGACATTTTCAGAGATACAGTAATCCATTTCATGGACGATGCAATCAACAGATATGCCGACAACCTAATCCAAGAAACACAAAAGAAATGAAAATCGGAGACGAAATCGTATGTATGGACAACTGCTACGCAGAAGAACTTGTAATTGACAAGGCGTACCTTATTCTCGATATTAATCAACGTGGAAACTTTCAACTTCAAAGCGTTGAAAATTCTCAAATCTTGCCATACTATTACGATGCTGGCAGATTCGAGCCTGTCAATACTCAAGAGATTGTAGTTAGTTTCGGCGGCATCAAGATCACATTATTCGATGATCGCAGTGTTATGTTTGGTGGTTCAGTTGGAACATGTCCATGTTCTGATGAAGAGATTGACGCTTTAGTCAATGCTCTTTTAACTGTGAGCAACTGTTAATTTTTAATCAATAAAAAATATGTACAATAACTACGAAAAACAACCTATGGCAGAGCAATCTATGGCAAACAAAGTAGACTATGGAAATGGCGTATTAGAGCAAATCAAGCAATTGCATGATGCTCTTGCACTTAATCAAGAGTTGATTGCTTTTTTGGATGACAAAACATCTGCGATTCGTTTGGATATACCAGTTAATCCCGCAACTGATACACCTCGACCTAGTCTTTGTGAGATTGAATCACAGATTTTCTCAGCTACGCAAGTACTACAGCAAAACAATCGCTCAATTGGATATATTCTTGACACTTTGAGACTATGAAAAAATTACTAACTGTCGAAGAAGTAGCTGCTATAGAGGGCAACTGGGACACTAAAGCTTTGCGCATGACACATCATGCAAAAAAGCTCGAAAAGTCTCACTCTTTGGCGCTTACAGTAATTAATGTTTTAGTAAACGCAATAGAACAAGCTATTGAAATTGGTGATTGGAAAGTTGATGGGCGATGCGACCCTGATTTGGCTCTTTGCTGCGCAAAAGACTTACTATCTGATAATGGCTACAAAAAAGAACTTGACACAATGGCAGAACCAGTGTAATAATTGCCCCGCAACAACAAACTATTATGATTACATTAAAAGGACTCAAACGCGCATCATTACAAAGAATCTTTGATCAAGCTGCGCTACACTTATTGACGCAAAACAGACAATCGCTAAGCAAGAAACTGAAAGGAGCTTCTCTTTGCCGCTATCGTAATGACGATGGTCTCAAGTGTGCAGTTGGATGCTTCATCGCTGATGATGAATATCACCCTTCGATGGAGGGTCAATCTTCTGATGATATTACTGTTAAATTTAATATTAATTTTTATCGCAAACTATTGCTAGGAGAACTGCAACTTCTTCACGATATGCACAAACCACACGTTTGGCCTGAAAAATTAAAAGAACTAGCTAAAAAACATAACCTAAAATTCTCAAAAAAGAACTTGACACGCTGAGCTGATCGTGTAATAATCTTCTCGCGCTGACATGCCGCTTAGTATGTCCCTACACTCCAGCCTCTGCAATGAGGGCATACCGCTACTATGGCGTATCAGAAGGACGGATTTACTTCCTCGGGGACGAAAGTCTAACCCGCAATGTTATTCTGAAGTATGAGCGACCTGATCAGGGGTTGGAGTGTGGGAAACCATAAAAGAACTCGCGCTAACATCAGATAAGCGTACTATGAGCTGACGAAGGCTAGCTTAAAAATTCGTGGCAAGTAAATGTAGGAAAATCGTCTGGTTGACTGTCGTGAATAGAGCGACTTAAATTTTCTAATAAAATATGATTAAAAACATCTCAGCAGAAGAAATCAAAACAAAATACCGCGACAATCATGGATTCGCATTTGTTTCGGGGCAACCAGTTTCTGACGATGCAATCTATCGACTGGCAGATTCATTGATTCAATTCAACATTGCGACCAAACATCCTATTGTCGTGACACGTTATCAACAAGGCGTGGTTTTTATTTACGATCAGTTCGATGCTCCAACATTCTTCGCTAAAGCTAGTTTCGCAGAACAGATGTTGGGCATTTGTAGGATAGTTCCATTTTTGGAGTATGTGAAGTAACAATTTTGAGCGTGTGGCGGATAAAGGAGGAACGGTATTTCGACTGCTAAAACAGTTCCGCAAGTGAGAGTTCGATTCTCTCCACGCTCGCCAATTAAAAATAATAAAAAAATGACTAACGAAGAAATAAACATCGCGATTGCGAACGCTTGTGGGCAAGGACACCACCATCTTAGAAACCTACCTGACTACCTAAACGACCTCAACGCGATGAATGAGGCTGAGAAGGTGCTGAATAAACCCGAGCGCATGCAAAAACACGCGTTCAATAACTACGCCTACTTGCTGATTGGAATGTGCAAACATCAGTGCAACGCCATTCACGCCACCGCCGCCCAACGCGCAGAGGCTTTTCTGAGAACCCTTAACCTTTGGAAAGAATGAACTCATACTACGAACCACTAATGATTCAAATCCCCGAACAAGACCTAAGAAACATTCTTGATTGCTTAGAGTCGGGGTTAGAAAGCTCACAAGAACTACTGATACAACACGATGTCAATTTCGGGCGCACAACAATAAAAAATGCTCGCTGACATTCTTGAATCAGAAATCGAGCGCACAAAAACAGTTATTAAACAATTAAAACCAATACTACCCTGATTAAACAATGAAAACAACAAAACAATGGTTTGATGAATTGCCAGAGCCGTATCGGACTCAGGCGCTGGTTAATTGCTATAGCAATGAGTATTGTGATACTCTTGCCGATGCTTTATTTGATTCTTTTGCATGGGGAAAAACGACACAGGGTATGCTCTATTGGCAAGAATTACATGACATGATAGTATCAGGCGTATCGCTACCACTACCACAACCTGACCTCGCTCAACTAGTACGAGAGTATTTCGCGGCAAGAGATCAATCATGGGATGATTCCCTTAATGGAATAGGTCGTCAAATGGAGCAATACTATGTTGCAGAAATGGCACTGAGAAAAGCAGTGGGACTATAAAAGCAGAGAAAGTATGAGTGAAACACCAAGGACGAATGATCTAGATGAAAGATACCGTAGTAGATACGCAGATGGACACTATACATGTGACATACGCGATGTATTTGACTTCTCCCGCCAATTAGAACGCGAACTCGCCAATGTCACAAAGCAGTGGGATGAGTCGGTTGGGGTTTTAGCAGCGTTACTCGACAAAGTGACGGACATACGGGGAATTGACATGGAGCTTTACGCGCCGAAAGAGATCGAAGCGGCGGAACAAGTAATCAAAAAAATAAAAGAAAAAATACCATGAGCGAAACACCAAGAACAGACCAAATAATGAAATTCTCCTTTGGGGATGATCGCGAATACGTAACAGTAGAGTTTGCTCGCAAATTAGAAAGCGAACTCACCTCAATGACCCAACAAAGAGACGCTTTGATTATGTTCCTAGAATGCGAAATGAACTGGTCATTCTTTCGGGCAGAGTATCAATTAGGTGAGAATCCTACACAACACGAACTCAATGGCAACAAAGTGCGTGAATACTTACAAAGCAAAGAATGGGAGGCAAAATGAAAAAAGAAATTTGTTTTGATCTACAAGATGGTAAATACACTGTCTGCGTTGACGATTACGGATGCGTCTCCGCATTGCGATATAAAGAACCTTGGCGCGACCGTGTAGGCGACAATCTAATTCGAGCATTAGCAGAGCGCGTTATTGAACTTCAGCAATGGAAAGACGATGCCATGAAAGTCCAATCATCATGGGACGCTCAGGAAGTTGGCACACTGCTCAACATGCAACTTGGCTCTTCAATTCTCCCACAAATTGAGCCAGCGATTCGCAAGCTCATTAAACAACGTGACGAACTGATTCAAGCTATAGAAGGATATGATACAACAGCAGTAAACGATCCTAAATGGCAACATAGAGTAAATGATGCTGTGGATAATTGCATAAAGGCGTAAATGACGATTATTTTCGGGGCAAGTAGTAATTTCAAATAATTTTACAACGAAACGCTTTAAAACAAACGCTTTGCTAATTATGAATAAGCGTTTGAACAGTATGTTTTTATTGTTTAAGAGACATTTTGACGCAGTGGTTTGAACAAGTGCGACATTTTGTCACAGCGTATTCTGAGCATACTTTTCTATGGTAAAAACGCAGGAGAAAGAGAAGCCAAATTACGAACGACATTCGCTTAAATAAGGAGGTTGCGATATGCACCTCGAAAACGCCAAAACCATTGAGTATCAATGGCTTTTCGACTTTTCCTACCACTCTCCCCACCACTCTACATATACAATAAACATAGGGTAATATATAGAGAGAACATAGGGAAAGAAACAAAAGAAACAGCGTATAGGAACAATATGAGGAAATGTGGGAGGGTGGGGATGGACTCGCTGAATTAAAACTCTTTTTTAATGTTTTTCGCCACTTTTTCGCCACTTTTTCGCCATTTACTCGCCATTTACCACAATATATTGATTTTTCTCTTGACAACCTACTATATATGGTATACCTTTTCCCCCTATGAAAAAGTTATTGACTTTTGTGTTTGTGGCGCTCCCGTTGGGAGCCGTATTGAGTATCGTTCTAGCTGTTATCTTGGCGGGTGTGACATTTTGTCGCAGTTTCGCTGACTACTGGGCATATATTATCGTACAGTTCTTCCCCCTTATATATGGTGAGAAAGAACCTGAGCCACAAGAAGAACAAAAAGAAACAAGCGTTTGGGAGCGGCACATCGCTCGCCTCGACGCTAAAGCAGAACAAGAGAAAAACGAAGAGTAAATTACGAAATAAAAAAGCCCAAATATATAATCAAATTACGAAAAAGATTCGGCCAAATAAACAACTAAATTACGAAAGAAAATGAGCCAAATAAACGAAGAAAAAATAGAACTAACTCGACAATTTATTCGCGATCTGTCGGCGCTGCAAGACTTTCGCTACAATACCCTAATACAACAGCTGGATCTAACAGAAAAAGGAGAAGAGTTTTTGTTTGATTACGTGTTCAACAGCGACGAAAATACCTTCGAGGAATATTTA